ACTGTCTTTGTATCCATCATGGACTCCTATGAAACCGTTACTGTGACTGTGCCAACACTTGTGGTTCCGACCAAGTAATTGGGCGTTAGACCTACGTCTGTACTACCTGCTCCACCAACCGGATTCCAGCCCCACTGGATGTCCCTGCTACCACCACTATTGTAGCCGTCCGTCATAGGGCCAGCGGTGTAGTACGTTGAGTCCCGGCGTGGGTTGCGAAGGGCTTGTGGGTCATCAACTGGGTACATGCCGAGCTGCAATTGAGGCTGGTCGGGATCCCAACAACTTTTGCATACCAACAGATTGTACGTCTTGGTTTTGATGATTTCCTTCTTCAACTCGACGAGCTTGAACTGCTGTCCGCATCTGTCGCAGATAGCAATTGCTTTCTTGCCGGAGGCGAACCTGTTTGCCATTAGATGTACGTCTGACGCGGCACAAACCGCAGTGCTGCTGTTTCACGGTCTTCGGTGGAAGCCAGCTCCCACGCTTCGTCATATTGCATTTTGAGCACGTCCAGCCGCGCCATTGCGTTGGGTACTTTGAGGGCCAAGTAGTACGCCAAACCTGCCACCAAGCAGTTCAAGAAACGGAACGGTACGTCCATCGTGTTCACACCGCCGCCAGCGTCGTCAATGCGGCGCATGCGCCAGTACACAAGGGTGTAGGTCTGGGAGTCGTCCGGGGTGGGCCAAACGGTCACGCAGGGGAGGTTCTGCGTGTAGACCGAATCTCCGGCGGTATGCGATGCAGCGGTTGTCCCGTTCTGCGCACGCACGCAGTTGTATAGGGTATTCCCTGTGGTGTACCCGTAGTAGATGGTCTCCGCGCCAATCAGGATGAACCCAGCGGATGCCAAGTTGGCTGCGGAGGTCACTGTGAGCGTTGTGTCCGTCGAGGTGATGGTGGCACTCAGCGTAGTGATTGCCGCCGTGGTGGAGCCGTCCAGCCGTTGGAACCACAACTGAATAGGGCGGGCCTGTTGCAACTTGTTGGGGATGGTGGCGTAGGTTGAGACGCTGATACGCGTGATGGTCAGGTCTGCCTGTGTTGCAACGCTGCCTTCCCCTGTGCGGATGACATGCTCTAAGAGGTCAACGGTGTCGAGCGGTACAGGGTAAGTTGGCAGGCCGGGAACCAAGGTGATGGAGCCCTGCTCAAACGTCCACATGTTGATGCCCCGATTTGCCCAGTCAGCAAACAACAAGTTCAGCGACCGGCGGGCTGTACGCAGGTCATATCCAGTGCGTAACTCGGAGCCCGTGCGCTCGTACGCCTCCTCAACGATTTCCGTCAAGTCAAGGTTAAATGTAGCGCTGCCTGAAGTTGCCATTATCTAAATCCTGCTGTTTTCTTTGCAATGCTCTTGGGCTGGGCTACAAACTGTTTACCTGCCGCTTTGCCCGCTCGTTTTGCTTTGGTAGTGGCGGCGTACTCGGCGGGGGACAAGGACTTGATGGCAGCTTCGGGGAGGTAACGCTCACCTGTTTTTGACGACGGCTTTCCCGACTTGGTGCGCCATTTGGCATCCCCCCAAGATTTTAAGCTCTGTTGCTCTTTTCGTAACGCCATGCTATAGTCCATTAACAGGAGAACGAAATGGAAGAAACTTGGATTGAAATCCCCGAGACCGCAGGGCGCTACTCTGTAAGCGACCACGGAAACGTCCGTGCAAACTGGTCAGATGTGCCGCGCCGAAACCTAGCACATCGTATCCGAATTGAACGCTCCCAGCAACTAAAGCCAAACGTCCACACAACAGGTTATCTGCGGGTTGCGTTAGGGCGGGGGGTTCACCGCTACGTGCATAGGCTGGTAGCGACTGCTTTTCACCAAAACCCGCACAATCTTCCTCAGGTTGACCATATTGATGGAGACCGAAAAAATAACGCGGCATCAAATCTGCGGTGGGTTTCTGTTCAGGACAACGCGGCGCATGGCGGGGTACGTCACGACTGGAGCACGCAACGTCTTGCTTCTGCACGCCGTCGAGTTCACGACTTTCGCCGGGAAGAATTTGCTGCGTTACTTGCTCAAGGTTACAGCCTTCGCGCAATTGCAAGAGCGTTTGATACGTCCCATGCAACGGTGACGCGAACACTGTCGCGTGTCCCTTAGTCACGGTAACCGCCCCCAGCAGCCTTGTACTTCTTGGCTACAAGCTGCGCTTTGCGGGCTGACCACTGGCCTGCACCGGTTCCTTGCGTAGCCGCAGCTTTGACTTGGGACAGGATGCGTTTACGCAGACTCGGCTTGGTGTAGTTCCCCGCAGCATTGACCTTACCGCCTTCAGCGTACTGCGTGAAGGCGGTGTCATCCAGCCGCGCTTTTTTCTTGGCGCGAGGCATCTTGGCTGGATTGACGGCCCCCATGCCGCGAGATGACATCACCGCAAAGTGCCTCGGGTTCTGCCGCGCTGCGCAATACCGTCACCGCGACTTGCACCGCTAGGCTTGGACATCTTGGAGGAAGCCATACCGCCAGAAGCCATCTTGACTACGCCACCTTTGGCACGCCGACCACCAGAAGAGCGCAGTGCATCCATCTGGGCTTGTGCTGCACGTTGTTGTGCAAGGTACGCGGCTTGGTTGGCGCGGGAATTTACAGCAAGTTTGTCGGTCATCCGAGCGCTGGGGCTTGCTGCCGCTGCCATTCTGTCTGCGTGCATTGCGGGGTTAATTGCCCTAGTGTAAGCGCCTAAAGCAGCACTGCTTGGGGTGTCGGTGGTACGTGCTTGGTTATAGTCGTTTGCAGAAGCTACATACCCGGGCGGGGTAAACGCTCTTGTTGTAGGAACGGCTTCATCCGCCTGTCCTGCTTGAGTAAAAGCCCCCATTGAACTTTGAACGCCGGGAGGGGTAAAGGCCCGTGTTTTGGGAACGGAAACAACTTCGGCCGCAGCAGGAGTTTTTGAATTTGCACCTGCGGCTTTCAGCTTTTGGTATCCGTCAATTGCCGCAGCTTGGCGACCGCCTTGCCCAACATCGCTAGGCCGCATACCGCCAGACCCTTTGGGGCCGTATTCCGCTTCAAGTTCAGCCGTGCGGTCAACTCTATCCCGCGCATACCGAGGAACCTCAACTGCGTCGGGCTCGGGACGAGTGGCACGTTCGTACGCGCCTTGGTTGGTCATGTCCAAACCTTCGCCCATTTTTTTCTTGGGCGCGTTCTTCTCGCTGAACTTGTCGTACGCGTACTTGCCCGCGACGCCGAGGGCTGCAAGAGCTGCTAAGTCTCGTGCTTTCATGAATTACTCCTTAGCAGGCTTTGCCGCCCTTGTTCATCTTGATTTGGGTAGCTTTGGTCTTGCCACTCTTGGCAATACCGTCAGCCGAACGAACGAAACCGCCGGTAGCCATCTTGGGCATTCCGCCTTTTTTCATCATCATTTGTTTTTTGTCCATCATCATGTCTTTCTTGGAGCCCTCTTTCATGCCCTTTTCTTTGTCCTTGCCAGACTTTTCAAAAGCAGCCATGCCGCTGGCTCCAGCTTTTTTCTTAGCAATCATTGCCATAAAACCGGGATTCATTTTGGAAGCCATATCACCACCTTGTTTGAAAGTTTTGCCTTTGTCGGCGTTGCTGAAATCCTGCCCCACGGACTGCGGGACTCCTACTTTCTTGGCGAACGATGGCGAGTGCGCTATCGCTTCCATGAAATTGTGCTGCTTCTTACTCGTGCTTGGCATCGTCGTCTTTCTTCTTCCACTTGATGACTTCGGCAAACGACTTGCCAGTAGCCATCTCAGTGATGCGCATCACACCTACGATAGCTCCAATAAGACCAAACACAGGTGAGACCCATTCCAAAAATGCGCCAATGGTTGAAAAAACGGCAGCGACATCAAGGATGTCTTTGACGGTGTTGTGTGTGTCGTTCATACAATCCTGCCTTTGGTCTTGCCGCGCTGGGCACAGCCGTCTGCGCGGGCGGATACCGAGCCGCCTTTGGCTTTTCCCATTTCTTTAGCGGTAGGGCCACCTTGTTTACCGCGCCCTGCGCCTGCTTTGGTAACGTCAAAGTTATCTTCTTGTTTATCGTAATCCCCCATATATCGCATCGCTTTACGGTCTGGTATAGCTGCATTAACGAGCATGCCTTCACCGCGCCGCAAGCTATCAGCATCAAACGTCTCACTCTCTTTATCTGACAGTGTTCGTTTGTACGGAGTGCTGTCTTTGCCTTCAGCCATTGTGTAACCGTAGCTAGCTCTTTTCACCATGATTTACTCCTAGCATTTCCATCTTGCCAAAGCAGCCGCCTTGCGGGTGGGCTTGCCTTTTTCGTCTTTCATCGGCCCCGGCATGCCACTCATGCGGGCACAGAACGAGTCCTTGCGCGGGCCACCTTGGGGCTGGGGAGCCTTGAGGTTGCTGCCTGTTGCAGCGTTGTACTTGGCACGGCCTTTGGCAGTCAGTCCAGCCCCCTTGGAGACGGGTAGCTTCTCGCCACGACCGACCGAGAGAACCGGGCCTTTCTTCTTAGCCATAGAACACCGTGATACCTGTAACAGTGCCAACGCTGAGAGTAAGGTACAGTCCTGTGGAAGCCAAAATACCTTCACCGGGAATCGTTACACTAAAAGTAGTAGCCTGTGCGAGGCTTGTTAAATCCATTGTGAACAAAATTGTGCCAGTGGCGCTACCATCACGAATCTCAAACGTCACTGCCGTAGACGCTTTTTGGGCTACAACAAAACCTTTAAGGCGCGTGCGTCCTACGTAATAAGAACCCGCTGC